TTCCCCGCGCTCCTGGATCTCGTATTGATCCATTACAAACCCCCGCCCGTTTTGACGTTGGACAATTAGTTCTCGATGATATGCGTCATAATATTAAACGGGCTCTTTTTAACCAGCAACTAGGGAGACCGCATGAAGCTACCCCGATGTCGGCTACTGAGGTCGCGGAGCGTATGGCTCAGTTGGCTCAGGAGATCGGTCCTGCATTTGGACGATTAATGAAAGAACTCGTTGAGCCTGTAATTCAACGCGTTGTTTATATTTTAAAGAAAAAAGGTTTGATTGAAATTCCAACAATCGATGGAAAACAAATTAAACTTGTATCTCAATCGCCATTAGCCGCCGCGCAACGTATGCAAGACGTGACAAATATGGACTCGTTCATGCAACGCTTGGTTGGAATTTTTGGCCCTCAAATTACACAAGTAATGATTAATCAAAATGAAGCAGTTCGCTGGTACGCCGATAAGCAACAAGTGCCAATAAATTTATTGAGGTCTGAAGAGGAGCAGCAAGAATTACTTCAACAGACAATTGGTGCATTAGCGCCTGCAAACGAACAAATACGGGGAGAGTAATGGGAAAGATAACCAAAGCAACAATTGCACATTGCGCTTACAACATTTTAACAAAAGGTGATGGTGAAGTTCTTATGGATTATTTGAAATCCGTAACAATACACAGAGTATTAGAACCGCCATTAGAAGCGTCTGAAGTAATTTATAACGAAGGAAGACGATCTGTTTACGCCGATCTGGTTTCCTTAATTGAAACTGCCGAAATGTTAAGGGCAAATAATGGAGAAGATAATGGAAGAAGCGTCACAAGCCTCTGGGACAGAGCAAGCAGTAGACTCGACCGTACAGACGGATCGGCCTAGTAATATTCCCGAAAAGTTTTGGGATTCTGCGGCTGGGCAAACAAATGTTAATGCAATGGCTGATGCGTATTCGTCGCTTGAAAAAAGCTTTACGCAAAAAACAGATGATTTGCGTCAAGAGATTGAAACCGAACGTTTTGCTAATCGTCCAGAAACTAAAGACAATTATGCGATGCCAGAAATTGAAGGCATTGAATTTAATTCTGACGATCCATTGCTAACGTTCTGGAAAGATCAAGCTTATAACCAAGGGTTAGATCAAAGTGGTTTTGAGGCAGGAATAAAAGCCTACCATGAAGCCGTGGTAAATGTTGCGCCAGATTATGACGCTGAAATAAAGAAATTAGGCGAAGATGCAACAACACGAATTGATGCTGTTAAGGCTTGGACGGAATCGTCATTAAGCGACAACACGCAAAAGTATTTATCTCAGATAGCAACTACAGCAGAAGGAATTACCGCCATTGAAGAGTTGATGGGGTTGTCTTCTAAGTCTGTAAATTCTGTGTCTGATCAGCCTTCTGCACCTTCAGCTTTAACAATGGAAGACCTACAAGGATTAATGAATACTTCTGGATACTGGGATAACTCCGGTAAGCGGGATATGGAATTAGTTCGAAAAGTTGAAGATGGATTTAAGAGGCTCAACGGATGAGCGACGGTGGAATCCTCAAAGAAATGGGTCGTTTAACCGCACAGGTTGAGCGCCTTCAAGAGGATGTTCGCCAAATTAATGTATCGGTTAGCCGACAAAACGAACAACTTGCAAAATGGCGTGGTGCTGGTGCGATCTTAACATTGATTGGCGGCGGCATCGGTCTTTTTGGAGGTTTACTACTTGATAAACTTTGGCCTTAGGAGAGCAAAATGCCAGTAGGAAAAAAAGGTGGTAGGGTACGTCCTTATCCAAGTGTTACATCGAAAAAGAAACCACCTAAATCAACAAAGAAAAGAAATGGAAAGTATTGATGCTCTTGATATTCTGAATACCCTTATTGCGGCTTTCGCTATATTGGGGGGGATGGCTTATGCCATTATTAAGACAAAAATAGATGTGGAACATTTGACTAAAAAGGTCGAAACGCTCTTCCAATTGTGGAACGACAGGAATAAATAGAATGGCTAAAACCCCTGCATGGCAACGTAAAGAAGGAAAAAATAAAAGCGGCGGTCTTAACGCTAAAGGCCGAGCTAGTTATAATAAAAAAACAGGCGGCAAACTGAAAGCTCCTGTAACAACTAAACCATCTAAATTAAAAAAAGGCAGTAAATCTGCTAATAGAAGAAAATCATTTTGTGCTAGAATGAAGGGCATGAAAAAGAAATTGACGAGTGCAAAAACAGCCCGTGATCCAAATAGCAGAATTAACAAGTCATTACGAAAATGGAATTGTTAATCTCTGTGCGTAAACAAACTTCCTAATCATCATTACAGGTAATTATCGGCCCAAAACCAGCGGTACTGGCCCAATTGGAATAACCAGATAAGTCGCTGATGACGGAATAACCGGCGAGACTATTTTTTTAACTTATAAAGGAAATTTTCAATGGCTGCACCAACTATTGATACCACCTTTATCTCGCAGTTCGAGTCGGAAGTTCATGTTGCGTTTCAGCGCATGGGTTCTAAATTACGCCCGACTGTAAGAGAAAAGAAGGTATCGGCCCAAGATGACACGTTCCCGAAAATCGGGAAAGGCATCGCCGGTCAAAAAGCTAGACACGGTAAAGTGCCGTTAATGAACCTAGACCACGCGAAGGTACAGGTCACAATGGCAGATTATTATTCTGGCGAACTTATCGACAAGCTCGATATGCTTAAAACTAACATTGATGAAAGACAGGTAACGGTCCAGGCAATCGCTGGAGCGCTAGGTCGTAAAGTTGATGAAATTTTAATAACGGCTATGGATGCCACAACGAACACTGTAGCTGAAGGTGGCAGTGCTGGTTTAACGTTAGCTAAGATCCAAGCATTGCACACCCGTATGGGCGACAGAGATGTTCCCGACGACGGTCAGCGATACTGGCCTGTAAGTCCTGCTGGTTGGAATGATTTAATTAGTATCGATCAATTTTCTGATGCTGATTACATTGGTCCTGATCAGTTGCCTTGGCCTACTGGTATGACTGCAAAACGCTGGTTTGGTTTCTTGTACTGGTCTTTCTCTGGGTTGAGCAAAACAGGCTCTATCCGAAAGTCCTTTGCATACCATCGTAGTGCAGTAGGTCTAGGCATGAACGCCGAGCCTCAAATTACCCCATCCTGGGAAAACGAATATGCCGCATGGTTGTTCGTTGGTTCTTTATCTCTTGGTTCCATCATTATTGATAATGACGGTATCGAAGAGATTCAATATGCCGAATAGGGAGACTTAAAATGGCTTTTACTTTTAACACTCTTTCTAGGGTTGCAACATCTGCAGGGTTTACACAATACATGTATGCAACTGCCGACGCTAAAAATGTCGTTGATGCGGCTAACTATTTTCTTGATGCGGTAGATTTTCTTAACGTCAATGACGTTATTATGGTCAAAGCATCAGATGCTGTTGGTCAAGTTATTGTTAATGCCGTTACCACGGGTGCAAGCCCAGCAATAGACACCGGTGACGTTGATGCAATAACCGCAACTGACAGTAGATAATCTAGGCTAACTGCCCTTAGCTTAGAAACGTGGAGGAAGGTTTTCTGTGTTGGTTACCCTTCCTCCTCGTTGACTTTGGAGAAAACATGAGTAAGACAAAAATTGATTTAGTAAATTCTGCATTAATTCTTGTCGGTGATACTCCCATTACTTCTTTGGATGATTCGTCTACTCAAGCGCTTGTTGCTAACACAATATTAGAAGACGTTATTGAAGCTGAATTATTTGAAACGCGATGGCGTTTTGCTACGCAAACAACAGACACATCGTTTATTTCCAGCAAAACACACCCTACAGGATTAGGCGTTTTTCAAATACCTTCTGGAACCGTTCGGGTTTGGAATGTACTGGAACGCGGTAAATCTGTTCTTGGTGAATGGGAAATGGAAGGCGATAAGCTTCTGATTGATGCTGACGCTAGTTCTGTAATTTCTATTGAAAGAACAATTGAACCGCATGTTGGTTTATGGCCTCCGCATTTTCGGATGGCTGTTATTCACGCATTGGCAGCAATGTTTTGTATGGGTCTTACGGAGAATGAAGATAAAGCTAAATTGCTTTCTGTTACTGGGGATACTTACCGCAGAAAAGCAAGAGCGCAGGATGCTGGGCAATCAACCCCAAGGGTTTTGAACACACAGCAATTTCTTGTAACAAGGCGCGGAATACGATCAGGCAATGAAGGGCTCATTTAATGTCCAGAGCTATGTCTTCAATCAGCACTTTTTCGAGTGGAGAGCTTGATCCGCGAATGCGGGGCCGTACTGATCTAAAACATTACCAACAAGGCGCTTTAAGAATGCGTAACTTTAGACAGTTAGCGCAAGGCGGTGTTTCTACAAGACCAGGGACCGATCTAGTAAGTCAGCTACAAAGTGACGGTCGATTAATACCATTTATTTTTTCTGAAGATCAAAGCTATCTGCTTGCTTTTACACCAAACCGCATAAGCGTTTTTGGATCTCCTGGCGCGAGTCTCTCTGCTTTTGGCTTATCTAGCTTTGGATCGTTTGGCGGTTTTTCGTTAAGTGGTCTTTCTTCAGCCGCACCGCAAGGATGGGACTTAATACAGGAAATCACAACGCCGTATACGTTAGATCAATGTAAGTCGTTAGACTTTACGCAATTTGCTGACACAATGATTATCTGCCATGAACGTCAACCGCCAATGGTGTTGAAACGTTTTACTGGTCCTGATTTTCAGCTTAGTGTTGTCGAGTTTGATTTTAATGAAAATCGCGGTAGACACAATCAGCCTTACCATAAATTTACAGCCCCGCAAGTACACTTAAAGTTTTTCCATGCAGGAGGCGCTTACACAGCACTGTTAAACGTTACCTGTGGTGTATACTCAAATAACAGCACAGATCCTGTTTTAGATTTCTGGAACGTTGATCATATTGGCAAACGGTTCCAAATAATTGATGCTGGTGACAGCAATAAATTTAAAGAGTTTGTTGTCGTTTCGTTAGATGCAAATGGTTACGACGCAGTTGTTACGCTAGTGCAGGGATTTTCAACTGCAACGGCGGCACTGACTTTAGATTGGGGCGAACCGTTATACAGTAATCTTAGAGGGTTCCCTGCAACCGCTTGTTTTAGAGAAGGTCGGTTATGGTTTGCTGGATCGCCCTCTCGTCCTTCTGGAATTATTGCTAGCAAAATT